TATGGTAGAATACTTGTTAGTTATTTACCTTTTGAACAATTCGACTTTATGTCTACCAATTCTGCTTTGGTACCTGAGGATCTTGTGCAAGCGTCCCAGTGTCCGCATATATTTCTCAATCCTACTACTTCTACAGGAGGAGAAATGAAATTACCCATGTTTAATTATCAAAATTATATTTCGATTACAGATACCCAATACAGCGAGTTGGGTACGTTGCAATTTCGGACTATTAATGATCTTAAACATGCAAATGGAGCTTCTGATGTAGTGACCATTACCACTTTTGCTTGGGCAGAAGATGTGTCAATGAGCGTTCTAACTTCTGTTGAGCCTGATACTTTGGTGCCACAATCTGGTGAGATTGATGAAGCCAATAGTAAAGGTGTAGTTAGCGGACCCGCTACGTCAGTTGCCAAGTATGCAGCATACCTTAAGGGTGTACCGTATATAGGTCCATTCGCGTTAGCGACGGAGGTGGGAGCTTCTGCTGTATCTGCTATGGCAAAGATTTTTGGCTATTGCAGACCGCCTATAACAAAAGCCCCCGAACCTTATCGTCCTACACAAGTGTCGTCTTTAGCGCTTACCAATGTGCCAGACAATGCCCAGAAATTAACAGTAGATGAGAAACAAGAGTTATCAATTGATCCGCGCATTGCTGGTGTGGGACCCCATGATGCTCTTAATATTCGTGAGATAGCCAAACGCGAATCTTATCTGACTAAATTTACTTGGGCCATTGGTACAGCGCCCGATACTATCTTGTGGAACGCGCGATTAGATCCCACGACACATGCGACAGATGTGGCGACTGGATCTTTTCACTTTCCAGCTTCTGCTATGGCCGCTTTGCCCTTTAAATATTGGAAAGGTTCAATGAAATTTCGATTTCAAATTGTTTCTTCCAGTTTTCATAAGGGTCGGCTTAAGATTGTATATGATCCTAATTTCATTGCTGATAATAATTATTTAACCTTTTCTGAGTTTAATACCAACTATTTGCGTATAGTTGACATTTCTGAAGAACAAGATTTTACAATTGAGATTGGTAATGGACAGGAGAAAACGTTCTTAGATCATAAGAAGCCAGGTGAAGACAGTACCACCGAGTATTATTCCACTACTCGTTATACATCAAAAGAACAAGGCAATGGTGTCATTGGTGTGTTTGTCGTGAATGAACTTACTACTCCCAAT